GGTCAATGCATTAACACTTATACCAAGGAAGATTATTGGCTTCTTAGGAAAGAAGGCAGCAAAATGGTTATTCGGCGATGATGTTGATACCTCAATGTTTGATTCGATTTCTGAAGGATTGGATCAAAATCGTGGTGCTAGAGCTGCAGAAGAAATTAGACTTAAGAATGAAGAACAAGCTAAATTAGATGCAGCAGAAAAAGAAAAGGAAACTCTAGAAAAAACAGTACAGGTAATACCACCAACTACTGCAGATAATATAGAAAGTTTAGAAAGTCAAAAAATGGAATTAGAGTTAGATAGTAAGAGAGATAAACCTATTCCTTCCCAAGTTAATGCAGTAAGCACTAAGTCAGATAATAGAAGTTCAGTTTCAACAGTAATTAATTACCCAGTAATGTCACCCGCAGCTTACGCATTGGGTGACTTGGGTGGAAGATAATCCGATTAGCTTTCTTTGGCTAATTTAGCAAAATAGGACAAAGTATCATCTTCTTCAGCTGATTCAGCTGAATCTCCTACACTATCCATATTTGTTGATTGAATTTCTGGGGCTTCCATAACAGCTGATGGTTCGGATTCAACATAATTTCCCGCAGAAACACCTAAGACTCTATTTAATTTAGTTTTAAGTTCGTCATAGGTTTTATAATTACCTGGTTCGATGAATTCTTTCAAACCATATAGATTACCATATAGTTCTTGGAGTCTTCCTTCATCTCCATCATATAACGCTGATGGTGAGCTAAACTCTGATTTGTCATAGTTTACCCAACCTTCTACTTTTCTGATTTTAATTTTAAAGTCAGCACCTTCCCAGAAGTCAAAAGGATTTAATGGTTGTTCATCATCGAATACTGGTTGCATTGCTTCCATAATTTTATCGAAGATTTTTTTACCATATTGGTATAGGAATACCTTTCCTTCATTTTGTGGATTGTCTGGGTCAGAAATAACTAACACATTACTAATGTAATGAAGTCTTCTTTTTCTTTCCCTTGCAATAGCTTTATCCTCGTCTCTACCTGAATTCCAGAGAACACTGTTATGCTCTGATACTGGATCTTGTTGTCCAATAGAGGTTAAAGAGTTTTCTATGTACCATAGACCAGTTGGACCTTTGAACCCATGATCCCAATACCTTACCCATGGAAGATCTTCACCTTCTCTTGTAGGTAAGAAACGAATCACAGCGTAACCATTTCCTGCTTTATCTCTGGTAGGTTTCCAGAAACGTGTATCCTCATATGAGTCTTTAGATTCTGGTTTAGACGTGGAAACTGCTTCTGCAGCCTTTACGAGTTTATCGATAGATGAGCCTCGCATGCTCTTTAGATTTTCAAATGACATTTTTTTCTCCGTTGTATTTGACTGAATTATCCACTTTATACATAATAAAATTTAACATATATTATACCATATAATCATATGTTTGTAAACCTTTCCATAATAATTTTTTTCAGCTTATCATGGTCAAAGCTTACGAAAGGTGTATACTTAAGAATCTTTCTTTTTATATCAGGCCAAATAATTGTATCTGATATTTTGGAATTCTCCTTTTGTATAAACCCACATAATGAATTTAGAATGACTACAGTTTCTAAATGTATATCACCCTGCATCCACATTCTTATAATCTCCGGATGCTGATTATCCTCGGATATAAGATATTTATCGAAGTTACCATCGAGTTTAGATAGATCATCTTTAAATGTTTTTGTTAAAGATTGTAAAACTCTTTGGTGCCTTCGGTAATTTGATTCTCCATCTTCATTGATCATATCTCCTACATAGGAAACACCTTCTTTAAAGTTAGAGACATAATAACCTATAACATCTTTCTCATAGTTCTTTGCAATCTTAGCAAAGAAATACTTATCTTTTCTTTTATAAAAGGATTGTGGAGAGATATTAGTTTTATAGTTATACTTTATTGCATCATAAGAATCAGTTTCAAAGTGAAGCTTTAGTGCATTATATATTGTATAAGAATCGTATTCCCTCATAAAGGTAACTTACCGCCTTTCTTTCCCCGAATTAAATTTAAACTTAGAGCTTCTTCCTCTATTTTTTGTTTTAAAGAATCAGTTAAAAGTCTTTTCATAGCAGAATAGTCTAATCCCTTTTCTTCTAAAACCGAAACACAAGCATCTATATAATTAGATCCTTTATTTTTAGCTACTAGGGTTTCTACTGCCATAGAAAACCTCTTCTTTGTAACTATTTTTTCTTCTATACTATCCGACATTAAAATGTCCTCATTAAAATACAGTCAGCATTAATGCGTCCTGTCGGTTTTGTTACCTTAGTTGTTAAACCATCCCAAATATTATCAATCTGTCTTTCAGTTTTATTTAATATCTGAGGTAGTATATCTTCAGGCTTACGTAATGTGCAAGACCTACTTTTTCCATCAAAGTTCTTAATCGTTGTTCCACTAACCTCGAAACCACTTACTGATGATGTCACATACTCTATAAGCTTTCTTTGTTTTACGTTGTATACAAACAGTTTGTGTTTTCCTGGTATAAGTATAGGATTAATTGAAACAAGCTTTGAATCTATATCTTCTGTTAAATATTTTAGTTTCTCTACTTGCCTATCTGATGACTTTGGTTTCTTTAATCTTGGGGATCTTGTAGCTCTGAAAGCATCTCTTAATCTTTCTAAGTCTGAGTATACCGCTTCAAATTGTTTTAAAATCTTATTCTTATCCCCTTTAGAAATATGTGAATAAGCTTCTACACATTGATCATCGGTTCTTTCATATGCAGATTTAATAGATTCATACTCTTCATCTATCATAGACTTGAATATATTAATTGCGTTGCTTTTTAGACCATGCATTTTAAATCTATTGTAAGCTGAGAATTTTTTAGTGTAATCACCGTCGATCCAACCTTCTATGATTTCACTATCCCAATCTGCATAAATGGTTTCTAATACCTTTATTCGTGTTCTTTCTTGTGGACTAATAACTTTTACTTTTGATTTTTCAGCTTCAACCTTTTCTTTTTCTTTTAAAGCTATCTTATATGAATCTGAAATAAAATCTTTTATATTTTGAAGATCCTCTTCTTTATATTGCCAACCTCTTTCAAAGAGTTTAATCCTCTTGCCAACTGGTATAAAATGATAATCTCTAAGTCTCTTTAGAACTGAGATTTTCTTTTTGGTATATCCCATTTCTTTTTCTACAAAGCTTATTATAGATGGCATATAGTCTTTATTCTTATAAAAATAACCATACCATCTAGCGGCCTTTGCCCAATTTGTATCAGTGAATTCAGAATCTGAACTGAAAATTGGTTCTGGACCCATGTACTTATCGTCTAAGCTTGGACCTCTTTTATTTTTTCTAACTGCCATATTGTTCTCTATTAGATCGGGCCCTTCAAGATATAAGGAGTAAATGTAAATTAATTAACCTCAAAGGACCCTTTTTTAAATTATTAACTATTTACCCTGTGTACAAAATTTTCTGCAGCGTCGTCTGCATAGGATTCGCTTTTTCCTGGAAAGAACTTTCTTCCGATTTCTTCTCCGTTCTCTTTCATATTAATCCCAAATGTACCATTAGGGGTTTTAAATACTGTTGCGAATCTATTGTTTAATTGATATGATGATCTCTCTTCAGATCTATCATAATCTCTTGATTCAATTAAAAGATCAATCTTTTTTTCCATATCGTCAAGCTTGATCATTACATCATCAAAATTATACATCGTCGTTGTTCTCCATAAATAAATAATATATTGCGCCAATAGCAAGTGCTGCCATGACAGTGTAAATTAAAACTTCCATTAGTTTCTCCTCATTTTGCTGATATCTTCAGCTTCTTGTTTACTGATTACTGGTACTGCATTTGATTTATGCATTGTTGCAATACCTTTTACCAATGTCCCTGTATAGACTGGTGATTCTTTTTTTCTTGTATCAGCTTCTGGATAGTTGCCATTTTGCATGTAATCTTCCATAATTGATTTATATTGTTTTGCTTGTTGTTCTCTTAGTTTATCTAAGGTTGATTGTGTATGTACATACGGTTTAAATTCAGGATTTTTCTTTTTGACTGGATTAGCCGCATGTTTTTTTCTTTTCTTTCCTGTTGGTCCATATCTTAGTGAACCCATGTAAAAACTTGTTATTCCCATAATTAATGTATATTATACCATAGTCTCAGTTTAATGTAAACCCTTTTTGTGAATTATTTTTAATTATTTCTTACGTACTCTCTAATAAGATCTTCGCCTTTTAGCTCTTCGCCAAGATAAACATAGTCTCCATCAGCAAATTCTCTTTTAACAAGACCTGAATAATATTGAATATCAGTTACAAATTTTCCATCTTCAGTATCTTGTGGTCGTGTATCGTACCACATAGAATCCATCGAATGTGCATGTAAGCTCTTAATTGTTTGAGACCATTTTTCTGCTTCTAATAAAAGCTTTTGTCTTTCTACTCTATCACTGTATTGACTCACTTTGTGATCCTCCTCTTTCTGCTTTTTTAATAAGTTCTTGTAACTTAGATTCCCAAATTAATTTAAAATCTGGATCTTGAGCTCTATCACGAGCTTTTCGTAAGGCTATAGCTTTTCGTGTAATATTACTCATCATAACCTTTCATTGCTTGATAATTTTCAAAGTAGGATGTTCCTTGAATATACCTATCTGTTTCTTGAGGAGAATAAGTTCTTTCCTCATCTCTAAAGCAATCTAAAGAACCAGGAGATTGTTTTCCTGCTTTTTTCATTTGCTTAGTTAATTTACTTTGATAGACTTTTTCTATTGCTTTTTCAAAGTCATACTTTTGTTTTTCTTCT